GCAACAAGACATATCCTTGAGAGTGGGTTGTTTATATACAAGACCTTAGCAGAGGCTATAACTTATAGAGTATCTGATATTTTAGAGTATGCAGATTTCAAAGAAGAGTTTATAAACCAAATCGGAAAGTACAACGTTGGTATTTTGGAAGAAATATCTGAGTTGTATTTGTATGACTTTGCTATTTTTATAGAAGTTGCGCCTGACGAAGAGCAGAAGGCTCAGCTTGAGGCTAACATCCAAATGGCTTTGTCTAAGGGTGACATCAATCTTGAGGATGCTATTGACATTCGTGAGATAAGAAACTTGAAGATTGCCAATCAGTTGCTCAAGCTCAAGAGGGTTAAGAAGGAAGAGCGAGAGGAGAAGATGGAAATGCAGAAGCAGGCGATGATTTCTCAGCAGCAATTAAAGTCTCAAGAGATGGCAGGTCAAGTTGCTATGCAGAAGCTACAGACTGAGGCTCAGACTAAGATGCAAGTAATACAGATGCAGGGTCAAATAGACACTCAGATATTGCAGCAAGAGGCTCAGTTAAAGATAATGCTAATGGACAAAGAGTTCCAATATAATCTTCAGTTGGCTGATATGAACAATGGAACTACATCTCAGAGAGAACAAATGAAAGAAGACTCTAAGTCTAAAAGGATTAGTCAACAAAATTCAGAGCAATCGAAATTGATTAATCAGCGAAAGAACAACTTGCCACCTTTGAACTTTGAGTCTAACGAGGATAGTTTAGACGGATTCGATATGGCTGAGTTTGAGCCTCGTTAAAAATATCATATAAATCATCTATTTTTGTATAATTAAAATCAAATCAAATGGACATTAAAGTTAGATTATTAGACGGAAATGAAGAGAAGGGTGTAGCGCAGATAGAGCAAGAGCTACTTGAAAAGCATGAAAATGAATTAAATCATCAGACGGGTGGTGAAGAGGTTGTAGTAGATGAAGTTGCTACTGCAGAGGATCTAAGAGAAGAAGATGTTCTTTCCTATATTGGTAAAAGATACAATAAGCAAATCAATTCGTTTGACGAGTTGATGGCTGAGAGAAGAGAGACCGAGGATCTTCCTGAAGACGTTGCGTCTTTCTTGAAGTATAAAAAAGAGACCGGGAGAGGTTTTGACGACTTTGTAAAGTTGAAGAAAGACTTTGATACCATGGATTCTGAGGAGCTTGTAAAAGAGTACTTACTTGCCACTCAGGAAGGTCTTGACAAGGAAGATATTGAGAACTTAATGGAGGACTACAATTACGATGAAGACATCGATGATGAGTCTAAAATCAAGAAAATCAAAATCGAAAGAAAAAAGGTTATAAATGAAGCGAAGAAATACTTCAATTCTCAAAAAGAAAAGTACAAACTACCTCTTGAGTCAAGTACGGTAGGACTTTCCAAAGATGAGGAAGAAGAGTTTCAAACGTTTCGTGAGTATACAAAACAGGCAAGAACAATAGAAGAGGAGAACAATCGTAAGCGTCAATGGTTTGACCAAAAGACAAGTGAAGTTTTTGACAAAGGATTCAAAGGTTTTGAGTTTGATGTCAACAATAAAAAAATTACGTTTAATCCCGGAGATGCCGCTGAGTTGAAAAGGAATCAGTCTACACCACAGAACTTTATCAATAAGTTTTTGGATGAGTCGGGTTTAATGAAAGATGCAGCAGGCTATCATAGGTCTTTGTCTATTGCAATGAATCCCGAAAAGTTTGCAAAGTTCTTTTATGAACAAGGACAAGCAGACGCTACTGAAGGCACGATGAAGAACATAAAGAACATCAATATGTCTGAGAGAAGAGCCACAGAGGTAGCGAAGAGTACGGAAGGCATGCAAGTAAAAGCAATCAACCCGGATTCGGGGAAAGGCTTAAAAATTAGGAGTATAAAACGTATTTAAAAACATTTAAAAATTAAAAAAAATGGCAAGTGCATTATTAAGTAGCCCTACCTTTGCGCTGCAACCGGCAGCAGAACAGGTGGCGTTACAAACAAATTACATCACCAACTTCAACTTCTTGAATCAGTATCTCCCTGATACTTATGAGAAAGAATTTGAGCGTTATGGTAATCGTACTGTAGCTTCCTTCCTACGTATGGTTGGAGCAGAACTTCCTTCTAACTCTGACCAAGTAAAGTGGGCAGAACAAGGTCGTTTACACATCAAATACACAAGTGTAACATCAGGAGCTGCTATTAACTCAGCTACTGCAACACTTACCGTTGCTGATACAGGAGTAACATACATCGCTGTTCGTGTAGGACAGACTGTTATGATTCAGAACAATGCTTCAGGTGTTTTCAACAAAGGAATCGTTACTGCAGTTCCTTCTGCAACAACTTTCACAGTAGCTTACTACGAGACTGCAGGTCAGTCTTTCGCTGTATCTACTGCTTGTACAGTATTCATTTACGGTTCTGAGTTTAAAAAAGGTACTAACGGAATGGTTGGTTCTTTGGAAGCAGAAGATAGTTTCTTCTCAAACTCTCCAATCATCATCAAAGACAAGTATGCTGTTAATGGTTCTGACATGGCTCAAATTGGTTGGGTTGAGGTTACTACCGAGAATGGCGCTACAGGGTACTTATGGTACTTGAAGTCTGAGCATGAGACTCGTCTTCGTTTTGAAGATTACTTGGAAACCGCAATGATTGAAGCTGTTCCTGCTGCTGCAAGTTCAGGAGCATTGGCTGCAGGCTTTAAGGGTTCTGAAGGTATTTTCTACGTTGTTAATGACCGTGGTAACGTTTGGGGTGGTGGTACTCCTACATCGTTGAGCGATTGGGATTCTATCGTTTCTCGCTTGGACAAGCAAGGTGCTATCGAAGAGAACGTTGTATTTGTAAACCGTGGTTTGAGCTTTGACATAGATAATATGTTGGCTACATTGAACGGTTACACTTCAGGCGGTGTTGCTCAGTCTGCATCTTTTGGTTTGTTCGACAATGACATCAACATGGCGTTGAACTTGGGCTTCACAGGTTTCCGTAGAGGTTACGATTTCTACAAGTCTGATTGGAAGTACTTGAACGACCCAACCATGCGTGGTGGTCTTAGTACTACTGCTGCTACTGCAACAGGTACTATTACCGGTTTGCTTGTTCCTGCAGGTTCTACCTCTGTGTATGACCAAATCATGGGCAAGAATGCTAAGCGTCCTTTCTTACACGTTCGCTATCGTGCTTCTGAAGCCGAAGACAGACGTTACAAGACTTGGATTACAGGTTCTGCCGGTGGTGCTCAAACAAGTGACTTGGATGCAATGGAGGTTAACTTCCTTTCTGAGCGTTGCGTATGTACGCTTGGTGCAAACAACTTCTTGTTGTTCCGTTATGGATAATTGAAGTAACAATATAGAGAGTGTCTTTAATGGCACTCTCTTTTTATATTTTTAAATCAAATCAAATTTTATAAAATGGCAAACGAAAAAGCAAAAGCTGTTAAAACAGTTACGCCTTCTAACAAAGTTTACAGACTTTTAAATGGCGCTCCGTTATCTTACGTGTTACCATCGAGAAACCATCCTAGGTTCCCCTTGCTTTGGTATGACGAAGTAAATAACATTAACAGACCTCTCAGGTATTCAGTAAATCAACAGTCTCCATTTGAAGACGAGCAAGACGGGAACGCAATTGTAGAGCCTATCATCTTTGACGATGGATTCCTTTCTGTTCCTAAGACCAATCCTGTCCTTCAGTTATTCTTACACTATCATCCTTTTAATGGCACCATCTTTACAGAGGTTGACAAAGAGAAAGATGCTGCTGCAGAACTAGAGGACTTGAATTATGAAGCTGATGCATTGATTGAGGCTCGTCAACTAGGTATTGAGCAAATAGAAACTCTTACGAGAGTAATGTTTGGCAAAGATCCTTCATTGACAACAACATCGGAATTAAGACGAGACATTTTGGTTTTCGCTAAAAGAGAGCCAAAAGAGTTTTTGAACATATTAAACGATCCGGACCTTAAGTTTCAAGCAAAAATCCATTTGTTTTTTGAACAAAAGTTATTAGTTTTGCGTAACGGTGACAAGGAAGTGTGGTTTAACACAGCAACGAATAAAAAGAAGATGCTGTCTGTTCCTTTTGGCGAAGAGCCATATGATACGGTATCGTATTTTCTGAAGAGTGATGAAGGCATTGATGCTCTTAAAATGTTAGAAACAATTTTGACATAGTTTTTTTGGATTTATGGTTAGGAGGGGGCACTTAATTGTGCCCTCTTTTTTTTGTATATTTGTAAAAAAATCGATAAATGATAAATGAAGTAAGAAATTCAGTATTAGCCATACTTAATAAAAATAATTATGGTTATGTGTCTCCGTCTGACTTCAATTTGATGGCGGCTAACGCTCAGATGGAAATTTACGAGTCGTATTTTACCACATACAATAAGACTACAAACGCTGAGAATATGCGCTCTTCAGGCTCTGATTATGCTGATGTAAAGAAACCATTGTCTGAGGTGCTAGAGGGATTTTTAATGAGCGATTTTATTATACCAAAATTTACACCTGCAAGCATTACAACCAATAATTTTTACTACCCATCTATTACTACTGTAGGCAACACTTCGTATATGATTAACAGGGTGATTGCTTATACAAATCAATTGGCTTCAGGTGTAAACGATACGTTGCAGGCATTTTCGCTTATTGATACGACTGCAACATTTATTGCCGATGGGGTGTCTGCAGGAGACATTGTAGTAAATTCAACCACATTCAAGTCGTCTACTGTTATTGCTGTTGTTTCTGAAACAGAATTAAGTCTTAATGATGACATATTTTTAGATGTGGCAACAGACGAAGAATATTATATATACTCGGCATCTAGTTATGCAGAGGCTGAAAAGGTGTCGAATAGCAATATATTGATGCTTTTAAATTCTATTCATACGGCGCCGTCTTTAATATACCCGGCGTACACAAACATAGGAGACCTGATGACTTTATATCCTGCAACAATAAAAGGATATGGTGCTGTAAGAACAGATTACTTTAGGCATCCAAAAGTTCCAAAGTGGACATACCAATCTTTAACCGGTGGTGAGCCTGTGTTTGACCAATCACAATTAGACTACCAAGACTTTGAGCTTCCTCCTGAAGATGCTTTTAAATTGGTTTCAAAAATTCTTCAATATTGTGGTATCATCATACGTGAGGCTGAAGTGGCTCAATTTGGTATGACTCAAGAACAACAAGCGGTAGCTACATTTGGTGTCCAATAATAATAAAAAAAACGAGAAATGGCATATTTATCTCAATATGAATACTACAACAATAATGGCAATCCTCCCGAAGATGTAAATTGGGGTTCGTATCAGTACGTTAGCCTTCAGGATATTGTAAACAATTTCCTCTTGATGTATTCAGGCAACCATTCGTTGGTGAATAACGAGGAGCGATATAAGGTTTTGTTTCATGCTAAGCGTGCAATACAAGAGTTGAACTACGATGCTTTTAAGGAGATAAAGGTATTGGAGCTTACGGTGCCTAGTTCATTGATATACGTCTTGCCGTCTGACTTTGTAAATTGGGTTAGGATCTCATTGTATAAAGATGGGTGGCTTAGACCACTTACAGAAAATATTCAAACGCTATCGTCTAAGGCATATTTGCAAGACAATACAGGAAGGATATTATTTGACCAAGATGGGAAGATACTAGAGCCTCAGTACTCATCTATTGATTACGATAGATTAGCTAAAACAAAAAAGAGCATTTACCTAAACAAGCACAATAAATTTGACGGTCAGTCAGGATGGAATATAGACGGTAATTGGTATTTTGAGTATGGAGTAGGTACTCCATTTGGATTGAATACAGAGACGGCTAATTTTAACCCTACGTTCAATATTGACAAGAAGAGAGGAGTGATAAACTTTGACTCATCAATGTCAGAAGAGCTTTGCATTCTTGAATATATTTCAGATGGCATGGAGGGTGGAGATGCGTCCTTGGTTACGGTGAACAAGTTGTTTGAGCAGTATATTTACGCTGCAATTAAATTTGAGATATTGAACTCTAAGTTTGGGGTTCAGGAATACATTGTCAATCGTGCTAGAAAGGAAAGGAAGGCATTGTTAAATAATGCCAAAATCAGAATCAGCAACATTCATCCCGGAAGACTCTTAATGAACTTAAGAGGAATGGACAAGATACTTAAATAATATGACAAAGATTTCAAGAACGTTTATATCAGGAAGGATGAACAAGTTGGTAGATGAGCGTCTACTTCCTGAAACTGAATATATTGACGGTATGAACATTAGAATGGGTTCTACCGAGAAGTCAGAGATGGGTGTTATAGAGAATACCAAGGGGAATCTTCCTCTTACTTCTTTGAGGTATATAGATGGAACTGAATTAAGTACAAGTGCTAGGTGTATTGGTGCCATTGAGGACAGTGCTAATGAGACTTTGTATTGGTTTGTGCATGACGACAACTTCTCTCTTGGGGCTACAGGTGTACTTGATCTTATTGTTTCTTTCAATATTTTGACGAACATACTAACGTATCACGTTATTAGTATAGATGATGGGAGTGGAGTTAGTAGCACATTGAATTTTAATAGCAAGTACCTGATTACGGGCGTTAATATCATAAACAATTTATTGTTTTTTACAGATGGCTACAATCAGCCTAGGTGTATAAATACAACAAGGAACTATCCAAACCCTGTTTCTTTTATCGATAGTATTTCTGCTGAAGAGCTATTAGTTATAAAGAGACCACCCGTAGAGTCTCCGGTAGTACAGCCGATTGTAACAAGCGGACAGCAAAACTTTATGGACACAAGGTTTATATCTTTTGCCTATAGGTATCGGTACATTGACGGGGAGTATTCTGCTACATCACAGTGGTCTCAAATATCATTTGTGCCAAACCCTTTTAGCTTTAGCCTAAACAGCATGCTGAACGAGGGTATGGTTAACTTCTGCAACACAGCAATTGTGAACTATAATACAGGAAGCTCACTTGTTGTTGGTATTGATTTACTGTTTAAAGAATCTGCAAGTAACATTGTAAAAGTTATAGAGAAGCTTGACAAGGCAGACTTGGGTCTTGCAGACGATACTGTCTATCAGTTCACTTTTAGCAATAGCAAGATATTTACCATTTTGGGAACTAACGAGGTTCTTAGACTTTACGATAACGTTCCAAGGTTAGCAGTGGCGCAGACCATCATGGGCAACAGGCTCATGTATGGCAATTATCAGGAGGGTTATGACCTTATTGACAAGAACGGCAACCCTGTAAAGTTTGAATATACCACAAGTCTTATTTCTGAGACGATTGGGCAGTCTGACGTTGACACGAGCTTTTCTACCGGGTCTTACGATATTGACACACCTGAGAGCATTCCTAACTCTGTGATAAGTATTGACCTAACAGGATTCTCTTTGGTAGCAGGTGCAGCCATTTCTGTTGAGATGAGTATTGCTCACGAATCATTTTCGGGAGACTTACCATTTCCTGCTGAAACCACGGATAATATCTCAATAGACTTTTCGTTCTTCTTGACTCAGAACTACAGCTCTGTATACCAAATGGCAACGAGTCCTGAGTTTCAGTCTGCTGTTGGTACTACTTTGAATATAAAGCCTGTCTACTCGGCTGTACCCGGTACAGAAACGTCTTGTGACGGCATAACGTTTACAGACTTGATAAACTGTGTTCTACCAAACAACCTAGACGCTTTGCAGAAGTTTAGAAGCGGTGTGGATAGCGTTAATACTCCTGTCTCAATCATAACCTCACCGGCAAGCTCTGTTATACAGTTTCAGTTGATTGCAATGAATTATGTTAATAACACTGTTACTCCTACTCAAAATGTTTTCGAGTACTACTCATTCACGTTTGCAAATGCTACGTTCCAAGAGATAGCAAACCCTCAAAGCTTACACAGCAATAGAGGGTATGAGATTGGTATTGTGTACATGGACATGTACAACAGGTCTACAACTGCATTAGTTAGCCCTAATAATACTGAGCATATACCATGTGGATTTTCTCCAAATAAAAATGGTATACGTGTAACAATCCCTTTTACTCAAGTTGCTCCGGCTTGGGCTACTCGTTATAAGTTTGTTATAAAGCCTGACGCTGAGAAGTATGAGATTATTTACAGCAACTTATTCTTTACAGACGAGAATACAAATGAGGTTTGGTTTTACTTAGAAGGAGAAAACGCAAGAAAAGTAGAGATAGGAGATAGGTATATAGTGAAGGCTGATACAAGCGGTCCTCTTCTAAATTGTGCATACGCTACAGTTCTTGACAAGGCTGTGCAGGCTGCCGACTTTATTACTCCAATAGAGGACGTTACGATACCTGCAGGTGTCTACATGAAGATGAATCCAAACAGCTTTTCTGCTGTCGTAGACCCTAACTCAACCGTTGCTCCCGGGGGTAAACAAGCTTGTGCTCCCAAGGGAGGTAATTACAGCTATTTAGCTTACCCAATGAATAAATTCAATACTGTAACAGGGCTGTACGAAGATTATACTGTACCTGCAGGTAGTAGAATAAAACTTTATATCGAGTGGTCTCGTGCAGGAGTAGGTGGGTCTTGTGAACAAAGGGGATATGTTTTAGAGCAAAATTACGTTTCTTCTGCTGATTATGACAATATGTATGATTGGTTTATTGGCGAAAATATAGAAAGTTCTTTGGATAATGGCACATCAACAGATGGAATAACTAGCGTAGAATTTATTCCAACTATTGGTCCTGTAGCCCCTTATTACAACTTTGACATTGTGTATCTAAGGTTTAATAGGAATCTAGCGACACTGCAATTAACGCTAGAAATGTCTACGGGTAAAAGCTGTACAGGGGGTCAACCAAATAGGAGGAAGTATTGTGTGTATGCTGACATAGAGGTGTTTCGTGCTCTTGATACAATAATCTTTGAGACTGAACCGTTAGACGCATCTCCTGACATCTTCTTTGAGAACAACTTATCATTTTCTATTGATGCTGACGGAAACCACTCAGGAAATGTACAAGACCAAGATATTGCAACTAATACACCTGCGATTGTAGATACCATGTTCTTCAATTGCTTTTCTTTTGGTAATGGTGCCGAGAGCTATAAAATAAGAGACTCCTTAATTGGAAGAGAGTTTACCCTTGGTGAAAGAGTTACAGCAGTTTCTGCACAAGACTATAAGAAAGCAAATAGGTTTGCAGATATTACTTACAGTGGGATATACAATGCTGAGTCTAACGTAAACAAGCTGAATGAGTTTAACTTAGGGGTGCTTAACTATAAAACGCTAGAGACTTCTTTTGGTCCTATTTATATATTGGATGGAAGGGAGACTGACGTTCTTGTTTTGCAAGAGGACAAAATATCTTATGTGCTTGAAAGCAAGAATTTGTTGTCATCCTCTGCCGGAGGTGGAGCAATTGCGTCTATTCCTGAAGTGTTGGGCACTCAGATTGCTCGTACTGAAAAGTATGGCATTAGCTTTAATCCTGAGAGCTATGTTCAATGGGGCTTCAATAGATTCTTTACTGATGTAAAGCGTGGTGTAGTCCTTCAGTTGATGGGTGACTCATACTCAAACGACCAACTAAAAATTGTTTCAGACAGTGGGATGAGAACTTGGTTTAGAGATGAGTTTAATGCATCTTTCAGCACTCAGAAGCTTGGAGGATTTGACCCGTACATGAACGAGTATGTCTTGTCAACAAATGACATTACTTTACCTGACGAGTTGAAGTGTGTTGATTGTGGTATCTTGAAAACCTTTACACTTTCAACACTTGAGGGAGAGACAGGAGAGTTTAGTTATTGCGTTGACTTGGGTCCACTTGTTGGAAATTCTTCTGTGTATTGGACTGTAAACAGCATAAGCGTAGATGGTGAGTTTAATGTAGATGTAATTTATGATGGCACCACAATAAGTTCAGGACCTGAAACAACATCAGGCTCATTAACTTTTGAGAAAGATAGTATTTCTGTTCAATCTGCAAGTATAGTAATAACCTATACAGGTGATATGTCATTGACATTTCTTGCAGACTGCTGTAATGCTGAGGAGCTGACAATTATTGAAGTTGTTTTGACTAGCAATTCAGATTTAGGTCAAAGCATACATACGGAGTTCAGATATACAAGCGGTACATTTATTGGTCCACTTCAATCTTCATTGGTTACGTTTGCTACAGGAACGTCTCCAATCGTTTCAAGATACAACTCAATTACGGGGTCTGTGGGTACGGGGTCTTTTCCTCCCGAGGGAAGTACTATGACCTTGCAGACAAACCAAATAGTTCCTGATACGTTTGTGTTCAATCCTTCTAGCGACAAGTTTAAGTATGCAAGGACAAATACATTGTACCCGAACACTACTGTGGGCATAAATAATTTGCTATCGGTAGCAAGTACTGCAACACCAATTACAGGGGTTGCTCCAACTTATAGCGCATCGTTTACGGTTCCTCTTTCAGTTGATGGTAATAAGCTATATTTGATTTGGGACTTCAGAGAAGCCACTTCAGTTGAATTGTGTTATACGCCTGCAGAAACCGTAGACCCACAAAAAGATGTTTGCTGTAATTGCGTTGGAACTTAATTTATAAAAAAAATAGTATGTCAACACCTACATCATGTTACTTAGATGCTCCTAGCCTCGGCTCGGCTACTAAAATATTTACGGATAGCAACCTAACGATATGTGCGGCTGATGGGTTTTACTCTGACGGAGTGATAACAAGGCAGTTGCTTGGATGCGTTTTACTTCCTGAACAACCTTGCCCGTCATGCGCTTTGTCCTGCGAGGGTGGTATTACTTACGACTCAACATCGGGCTTGACAGGAGTTTATCTAGTAAACCTTGACACGGGAAGTACTTTTGCTGATGTTGGAGCGATTATCGTAAAGTTCACAGGAACTACGTTTCCTAGTGGTATAAGTGTTTTGTTTAACGGTAATGTTTATAACAAGTTAAGTTCTGAGACGTTTGGTTATTTAGCAGGAGCACCGGGATTGACTACCTACGTTGGCGATGTTGCTACAGATAGTGGGTTAGTAGCAGGTAGCCCATACACAGCATTGAATGAATATGAGTTTGATGGTGCTACATATGTGCTTACGGGAGATACTCAAAGTTTTACAATTGTTCCAACTCAGTTGGATTTAACTGCAGGTAATCCTGACGATATGTATATGGTTATACCAAAAACATCTCCCACTCCATACGACTTGAACATTTCAATATTTGCGCCCATCGCAGGGGCAGACTTTGGTTTTGCTGCTTATTGTCCTGCAGTGCTGCCTTCGTTTTTATGCGAGCCTGCAACAACGGCTGAGGCTGTTTGTGCCTCAGAGGTTATATCACAGGAGCGGTATACAGCAGTTGTTAATGGAAATCTTACTGAGCACGGGTTGTACGATTGGGTTTTTTATGACAACTGTGGAGAGTTCCCTTTAGACGATGGGTATTATAGGTCATTACAATGCCCTCCGGGATTTGATTATTTTATAGCACAGAATGGAGTTATAATATCTTTTGGGACGTGCGCTTAATATTTTAAAAAATAAAAAATGCCTTACAATAATTACACATTGACGTATAGCGAAGGAGTTGAAGGTTGGGTATCTTTCTACTCTTATTATCCTGACTACATGGTTGGGATGAATAACTACTTTTACACTTTCAAGGGTGGTAACTTGTACAGGCACAATGTAAACGAATTGAGGAATACGTTCTATGACGATTGGTTTATTCGTATTGGCAATCCGTCAGGAGCTTTTACGTCTGCTTCTATTCAGAGCGTTCTTAATCAGTCTGTACTAGAGAACAAGCTATTCAAGACCATTGACATTAGAGGTACTGCTCCTTGGGAAGTGCAGCTAGAGACAGACCTTCAGAACTCAGGCTATATTGAGCTAAATTGGTTTCAGAAGAAAGAGGCGACTTACTTTGCTTTTATAAGAAATAACTCAAACGGTCAGTTACCATTGAGAAGCTTGAACGGAATTGGAAATAGCATTAGCGTTACCGGTAGTGGCACTATCATCAGCTTTAGTATTTCTCCATTGATTTCAGTAGGGGACATTATCAGTATCGGAGACTTCTTGTATTTTCTTTCAGGCACTGCACCTTTACTTGCAGGTACTGTAACAGCTATAAATGTCAACTACCCGGCAGGCATAAACAATATAGTAATAAACAATATAGTGCCTAATGCGGTGCCTATACCAACGCAAACAAACTTTTTCTTGTATATAAAAAATTCGGTAGCTGAGTCCCATGGTGTGCTAGGTCACTACTGTAAGTTCACTATGCAAAACAGCTATGCAAGCAAAATTGAGCTTTTTGCGCTAGGCGGAGATGTAATGAAAAGTTTTCCTTAAATTCAATACCTTTGTATGTATGGGAACATTAAGCGCACGTAAGCTAAATAAATTTGATTACGATGATATTTTGCTAGGATGGTGGAAGGATTGGGAGTGGGAAGCTCCGACCAAAGACTTTCTTCCCGATAACGGGGAGGGTGGTATAATAATATTCGATGGAGAGGTTCCTATTTGTGCAGGTTTTGCGTATCTAACGAACTCAAAGGTAGCTTGGGTTGATTGGATTATATCCGACAAGAATTATAACGAAAAGCCTACACGGAAGGAAGCAATAATAATGTTGATTTCGTCATTAACAAATGTGTGCAAAAAGGTAGATTTTAAATATTGCTATGCTTTAATAAAGAATCAGTCTTTGATTAAAGTGTATGAGGAACTAGGGTATGTGCAGGGTGATAATTATACAACAGAAATGATTAAAGTATTATAATATGGCAGCAATAACAACTGCAGCGATAGGCGCAGGTATATCACTAGCTAGTGCAGCTAAATCCTTCTCTGACGCATCTAAGCAAAAGAAGGCTCAGAAAGAAGCTGAAGCAGCAGGAGCAGCAGCAATGAAAGCAGCTCGCCAAAAGCTTGACAAAAATATGTACGAGTCTCTAGCTGTTAACAAAGAGCCATATGAGATGGCTCAAGAAACAATAATTGCTCAAGGAGCACAGGCTACAGAGGCGGCAAGGGAAAGCGAAAGGGGTGTGGCTGCTACGGCAGGAGCTGTTCAGCAGGCTACAAACGAGGCTACAGCAGGACTTAGGACTCAAATGGGCTCAGATTTAATGGATATTCAAGAAAAAGTAGTCACTGAAGACGCTAATCTACAAAAGTTGCAAGCAAACCTAGACGTAGGGGAAGCGGAAGGTGCAGCACAAGCGGCAGCGGATTTACAGGCAGCCTCAGCAGCATCGTTGTCTCAAGGGTTTGCGAGCGCTACAAGTGCTGCTCAGCAAGGATTAGCTATGACTGAAGGGCTTGGAAAGACTCGCAGTGGAAGGATAACTTCTCAGATAAATAAAAAAGGATTAGGATTGGTGGGTCAAGCAGATTTGCAGAAAAGCGTTGGAGCAATGGGAACGATTAATGGAGTGGACTTTAGTGGTGTTTCAAATATGGCTCCAAATGAATACAACGCATTTATGGTTGGCGTGAAACCAAAAACTTTAAAGGCTCTTCAAAATCAATTACAATTTTCTTCTTTTAAGCCCGGATATACCCCTAAGCCATTTGGTACACAGGCTGCTCTTCCTCCTGTTTTACAATACGGGTATAATATTCCGGGATTGGGAGGGTAATAAAATAAAAAATAAAAAATAATAAATGGCAAAGTCGTATTATAAATATGTAGAAAGAGAGGCGGACAGTTTTGTAAATTGGGCAGACATCGGTAAGAATATGTCTGACATGCTTGCTGAGACCAACCGTGTACGTAAGGAAAAGAAAGATGCTCTCGACAAATCATCTAGAGATTTTCAAAGCTATCTAAACAATAATACTCCTACAGGGCAAGATGAATCTGCTAGAAAAGAGGCGTTGATATTTGCAGACAATGCATCTAAGTTTATGCTGATGCAAGACACGCTTCTTAAAAGTGGAATGATGAAGCTAAAGGACTATACCATTGGCAGGCAGAACATACTTGACGACACAGAAAGACTATTTAACACCATGAAAGAGTACCAAACTCAGTACGGTGAAAGGATGCAAAGGTATAATGATGGCATTTCATCACTTGGAGAGGTTATGGATATGGAGGAACTTGAAGGCTTTGCTGATTGGGAGAAGTCAGGCGCTTACATTAACCCACAGACGGGTCGTGTTGTCATGGCTAAGAAAGAGGAGCAAACCGTAGACGGCAAGAAGATTTATACAATGAGCAAAAACCCAAATACTTTTTCTAGCATTGCTACACTTAACGGATTGATGCGAGAGAAATGGAATAAATTTGACGTGGCAAAAGCTACCGAGGAGTGGACTTCTGATTTAGGAACAAATTTAGAAGAGATGACTGTAACACCTGCAACTGTTCTACAGAAGGGATTGACAAGGTCAAGAGAAGATATTACAAAAAGAACTGACCTAGCTGAAGACGAAAAGACTGTTCTATATAAATTTGTTGATGCCGAGAATGACTATATAAAAGCCTCTTTAGTAAATCCATTTAATAGAGCATCTACTCTATTGGACTATGTTGAAAAAGCGTCTAACAAGCAAAAGTATTTTTTTACTCGGGACCCTGATGTAGCGAAGAGTAATCCTGCTGCTATTCTTCAGATTATAAATCCTGTTACACAAGCAAGGACATTTGAGTTTAGTGATGAGCAGATAAAAGCTTCGGAAGAGTATGTTAGAGGGTTCGCTAGGTCTAAGTATAAAAAATCAGTTAAGGAAGAGAGCACTCCTCAATTAAAGCCACCGCCACAACCACGGAAGGCTGCTAGTAAGCCTAAAACTACTACTACCGGTTCCTCTTTTAGTAATTTCTAATTAATTTTAAAGAAAATGGACGAAAAAGCAATTGATCTCTTATACAAAAGAGCAAAGTCTGAGGGTTACACTAAGAGTGTAGATGAATTTGTTGTATTGCTTCATAATAATGATAAAGCATTTAACCTCATGTTCTCATATGCAAAGGAGAATGGCTACCAAAAAGATGAGAACTCTTTTGCTGAACTTGTAGGCAAAAAAAAAAGCGCAGCACAACCAATCCCGAAGAGCGTATTTCCCGTTATACCTACCATCCCCACCGCTACGGAATCGTCTGCGGCAGTTGGTTCTTCGGCTTCACCAAAACAACCAAAACCGAAGAGCGCATTCCCCGTTCAGCCTAATATACCAAGTGCTCCGGCAGCTAGTGCTCCGGCTTCACCAAAAAAGACGGGACCGGTTCGGAGTCTAGTGCCAATCTCCCCGGAAGTTGGTTCTTCGGTTTCACCAAAAGAAAGTAAATTTAATGTAGAAGAATTTTTAAAAAGCACTAAGCAGCAACCGCAAAAAATATCTTCTGACAATTTGGTTTTGCCAAAGTTTTATGACCCGGTTACGGACTCAAAGAATATTGCAGAAACAGCTAAGCGTAAGGCAGAAAATGCAAGGCTATTAAATATTCAAAAAATAAAAGATGCTCAGAAGAAAAAAGAAGAGGATGCTAGAATAAAGGCTGCTGCAATTGGTATTGTAAAGACCCCTGAGTTTCAAAGCAAGTTAACCATTGTTGACGACAAGCTTATAGACCAAGATGAGGATGCTGTTGTCACTAGAATGAATAGAGAGTTTGGGCGTTATGGGTTTACATTTGAGAAAACAGGTATTGGTGATGCTATGATAGTGCGCTCGTTTGATGGCAAGCATACCCTTGATGTTGACTTAGACCCTTTCAAAAAATCAACCGAGATAGAAGAAGCTTCAAATCTCCGTAAATTCTTAACGTCTTATGCTCAAGAAGATTTTAAGATAAAAGACGAAGACTTTCTTAGCCAAGCATACAAGGCTCAAAATTTAAGAAAGGTGGGTAGGCTTAATCCTGATGGCACCGAGTCCACTGTAAAGATGACTTCTTTTGAACAGGATGGTAAGTTCTATGCCATGCCTACACTATTCCCCAAGGACCCCAATAACTACAATACTAGCCCAAGCACTTGGGATGAATTATCTTTTGATAAGGCGCTGAAGGTTGCAAGGGAAAGAGGCGAGCTGTTCCAATTTAAAACAGATCAAGAGGCAAAAGATTTTGCAAAAGGCTCTTGGAAAGATGTTAGCACAAGAGATGTTGAGGCTGACAAGTTCTACAAGTCAAGGGGTTTAGATTACATCTCAGAAAAGAAAAGGTACGATAAATACAAAGAACTAGATGACATCATAGACTTTGTTGAGGGTAACAACGAGGAGGGTAGAGAAGGGTTGAAGAAAACAAATCCTGAGTTGTTTATAAATGGTCGCTTAAGAGAGGATGCTGAAGAGTATATAAAGGAAATAAAAAATCAAAGAGATGCATTAGAACCTGTTGTAAAAGACTACGGTTTTTTTGATGACGCAAAGTCTGAAGTTGCTCGTATGGATTGGGATGCAAAACTTGCAGAAAGAGAGAAGGAGATAGTAGGTCAGGCTATTAAAATAAATAACGAGGCGAAAGCGATAGAATATGAACTTGATGCAAAATCAATCGAAACGTTTGGTATTCCGGCAAAGGACCTTCTTAAGTATAAGAATACAGACCCTAACATGCAGGCTGAGTTTGATGTGATAACAAAGGAGTACTATTCAGTTCAACAAACTCAAAAAGAAGCAGCAACAAAATTTGAAGTAGCAAAAACTTATTTTGATGCAAAGGCAGACAAGCAAATAAATGGAGAGTTAAAAGAAAATTTAAGAGGCTTTTGGAACTCTACTTATGATGCTTATAGTCAAGGACTAATTGGGGAGCAATTATTATCTTTCACAATGCCCGGTGGTAAAGACGTTTCTTCTTTTGCAGACAGAAAAGAGGCTGCGGAGTATATTGCCAAGCAGTATGCTGATATGTACAATACAGAAAGCAGGGCAATGGCTCGTTGGAGAAATACAAGAGGATTCCAAGAAGGATTAGGAGTTATTGCTGATGACCCTGCGGAGTTTTTGTCTACATGGGTAGCTACTTCTGTTTCTCAAATATTGCCTTATGGTTGGAAGATTATTGCAGGCTCTACAGCAACAGGTGCCGGAGTTGGTGCGGCAATAGGTGCTCCGGTAGGCGGAGTAGGAGCTATACCCGGTCTTATTACAGGTGCAGGATATGGATTTAGGTCAGGCATGGCAATTACTAACCTTGCTGCTGAATATACAGGCGCTATAATGTCTGCGGTTGAAAGCAATGGGTATAATCCAATGGACCCTGAGTCATTAGCAGAAGCTCTTGGGAAGAAAGAAATTTGGGATGAAGGGAAAAACATAGGTTTAACTAGGGGTATACCTATTGCAGTAGTTGACATGCTTTCAGCCGGTCTTGCAGGAAGAATTTTTAAGCCTGCGAGTGCGTTAGCTTCCCGAACTAAAAAGATTGCTCTTGGTGCAGCAGAGCGTCTTGTGATTGACCCTGTTGCTGAAGGAACAGGAGAGCTTTTTGCGCAAGGAGCAGAAATTATTACGGGAACAGGCAGAAAGAGTATAGGATGGAAGGAGATAGCTGAAGAGACGATGGGTGGCTTAGGTAACAATACTATCAATTGGGGTATGAATACATACAAAGACCTAAGAGATAAAAACAATATAGACATAGCTAACAGCTTTACTAATATTGCGAACATAAGCTCTGAGAGTGCTTCTGACGAAAAGATTACTACTTGGGTTGACAATATGTTGCAGCTTAAGAAGATTGACGCTGATGTTGCTCAAAGAATAAATGAGAATGTTGGTTTGAGGAGAGAGGCGAGAGAGTTGTTAGAAGTTGGAACAAATAAGAATAAAAACTCAGAGGCAGTTAACAGGACCATGGAGTTGTTGGCTGCAAGAAAAGAGCTTTCTTCATCTCAAAATAGAAGAGAGATATACCGTTCAAAAATTCAAGATATTAATGCAGAGCTTGCTATTATAGGAGAGACTAAAAATACGCTTCCTGTAGACAAGGCTATTGACTTAAGTACTATTATTGGGACTACTAGGCAGGGTACCTCTCAGTATTCTATAGATGGCAGAAGGTTTACAAAAGAGCAGTTTATTGAAAAGGTAAAAGCCCTGCCTGACGAGCAACTTAACAGAGTAGTATTGGGCGTAAAGAACGACCCTGAAACAGGTAAAATAATAAAACAAAGATACAATGCCATTCAAAAGCAAGCAGCAGGTCAAGTACCTGTACAGTCAGAAACCGGAGTTAGCCAAGAAGTGGTCGAAGGAGAACCCCAAGCAGAACCTCAAGTCCTTACCAAAGAAGGTGTCCAAGAAGAAGTAGATGTAGATGTGGAAAGCAAGATAAATAAAATGCTTAGCATAGACGAAAGCGACTACGATTTAGTTGACGAAGATGGCAGACCTGACACATTTGAAGAAGACCGTTTATCGAAAGACCAAAATGTAGAAATTACAAATAAGGGGGCTACTGTCTTTGTTAAAAAAGAAGACAACAATGAAATGTATTTATACGGATTAGCAAGCGAAAATAAAAATAAAGGAGAAGCTTCCGAGCTTTTAGACAAAATAATTTCCGTTGCAGATAAAATGGGATATGCAATAAAACTTGAGGCAATGGCTGAATCAGGTGGGCTTTCCCAAGAAGAATTGATAAGTTTTTATAAAAATAAAGGCTTTGAGTTTGATGGCATAACCGGAACTAGAAAAGCAAAAGCAGGTCAACAAGGTACTACTGATGTTGGACAAGCAGGGACAGCTCCAACCGCTCCCGTTCGGACTGAAGGAAGCGTAGCCAACCCTGCATTGAAAGATGTAAAAAGCACAAAGAGAGCATTGGATGAAATGTTTAATTCAAGACCTGCATATGCTTTGTATAAATTAGTAAAAAATAAGTTTGCCCGTGCAGCATTAAAAGGAGTTACGTTTGACTTAGCTAATGCAAATGAAAATAGAATTACTGCAGAAGCATATCACCAAGCAAAGAAAAATGGTAAAAATCCCGAATTAGTCAAAGCGGTAGAAGAATTATTTGGCAAACAACAAGCACAAGAATCAGAACAACAAACAACAGAAAGCGTATTAGACAAGCCTATAGAAGAGGTGTCTGTTGAGGATATAATAGCTGAGCTGAACCGTATTAAAAATCCATTGTCGAGTGCTGATATATCAGTAGCAGAATTAAATTCTGACGGAGAGATTCTTGATTTCATAAGAAGAGCGTATGCAGTGTTGAAGTTCTTATACCCCAAAGCAACGTTTGAAGTTTATAATACCACCAAAGAATACGAAGCAGCAGGAGGGAGAAGAAATTCAAGAGGAGAGGCAATGATGAATGAAAATGGGGAGCATAGGATATTACTAAACTTAGAGGTAATAAAGGAACAAGGCTCTGCAAAGACAGCCTTTCATGAAGTTATTCATCCAATAGTATATGATGCTTTTGGAGCGAGCCCTGAAAAGCTAATCCCTATATGGAATGAGCTTTTCAGAACAATGAGGAACGTGAAGGGAATGGAACGAGTTTTTAGTCATGTTAGCCGTTACCCTACCAATGAAATAGCCGTAGAAGGTATTACAGAAACAATAACACAAATTGCTGCCGGGAACATTGATTTAAGCTCAGTGCCGAAATCACAAGCAAACAAATTTATTGAGTTAATAAATAAACTTTTTGAAGCATTAAAAATTGATTTTAGAATAAATTCAATCAATGATTTCTCAGAAGTATCTAAAAAAGTAAAACAAGCTTTTGAGACTTCTAATGCAGAATCATTAAAGGGTATTATCAAAGGAGGAAAGAACATTGATAATTACTACAAAAACTTAAAAAATAGGGACGCAAATCCTGAGGCAATAGAAAAGCTTCAAAAACTACTTCAAGAAAAATTAAAAATAGAAGTCGAATCCGGAAGATTAAAGCAAGATAATGCCAACAAGATTCTAAAGGATAATAACATTGCAGCAGAAGAATCGTTAACAACTAAAAATAAAGAAAATGAAAAAGTACAATCCGAACGAACAGGAGACGGAGCAGGACGGGATATTGGCAGGAAAATTACGCCTCTTGAAGGCACGCCATCAGTCTCGGGCTTTAACGGACCGGACGAACAGCTTGTTGCCGTTGCCGAAAAATATGCAGCAGAAAACGGAATCGACCTCAAAAGACAATCAGAATATGTCGAAGTAGATGAGGAAAGAGCAACACGAATAGCTGATGCTTATGAGCAAATGGCTAACGACCCTCAAAATCCAAAAGTAAAAGAAGCCTATCAAGAGTTAATCAAACAAACAATGGCGCAGTATCAGGCATTAGTTGATGCAGGATATAAGTTTTGGTTTATGGACTTGAATATACCAAGCAATGCTGAGTATGCAGAATCTCCATATAATGCTATGCGTGATTTGAGGCAAAACAAAACCATGGGAGTATTCCCAACTGTTGATGGATTTGGCACAAGCGACCTTGATGTAAGCAACAATCCTTTATTAGAAGACACAGGTCTTAGATGGTCTGTAGGAGGCGTAGATGGAGAAAGAACGATTCCTGTATTAGCAAATGATTTGTTCAGGGCAGTTCACGATGCTTTTGGTCACGGATTAGAAGGCTCAGGATTTAGGGCAAGAGGAGAAGAGAATGCTTGGCAGGCTCACGTAAGATTATTTACAGGACCGGCAGTAGGAGCTATTACGAGTGAAACAAGAGGTCAAAACTCTTGGGTAAACTTTGGTCCTAACGGAGAATCTAATAGAACTGCAAGTACAGAAGACACTGTTTTTGCAGACCAAAAAACAGGTCTTATGCCTGATTGGACTTGGACAGAAGGTCGTGCAGGAGATATGAAGACGGAACAAGAAGCTAAGCCTACAACAGAACAGATTGGTGTAAAAGAATTAATGACTGCTGATACTAAGACTCCCACAACACTTAACAAGGTTCTTGATTTATTAAATAAAGCAGAGGAAAGTATTGATAAGTTTGGAAAAGAAACAGCAGGTGTAAACATAGCACTTCCATTAGCGAAGGTTATTATAAAGGCAATCAAGGCTTTAGTAAAAACAGGTATAACTCTTCAAGAAGCTATCAGAATAGTAGCAGAGAAAAATAAAGTAACTGAGCAGGATATTATCGAAAGCATTGAGATTCTTACTCAGGAACTAAATGAAACAAACCTGCCCGGCTATGACAGGATGATGGGAGAGGTTAATGGCATTATCTCTAAGTCACAAAAGCGTGGTGTTCCATTTAACACTATCATGAATAATGCTATGGAGTACGTGAAGAAGTCTAAGGTGTATGAAAACGCTACAGACATTCAGCGTGAGTCTTTGGTTCGTGAAATAAGAAAATTGTTTGGTAAGCGCGAGAAGGCTGCTCCATCAGTAAGTAAGGTATTAGGTGAGACTAAAACAAAAGTAACTGTTGATGAGATGGCTGCTCTCAAGTCTCAGATAAAACTTGAGGCAAGGGCTGCAAGAGAAGCTAAGCTAGACCTTAATGGAAAGAGAAGGATGCTCAGTGATGCTGTTCGTAAGATGGCATCTACCGGAAAAATCCCTGCAAAAAAAGTAGCGGCAATTATAAACAAGATAGGGAAGTTAAATCTTGACAGCTACAAATCTGTACAAGCATTTATAGACTATGCAGGCAAGGTGTTTGCCGATGCTGAATATGCAGATAAGCTAAGCACAGCTAAGTCTACTAAATCTGAAATATCAAGCCTTTCAAGAAACAAAGAAAAAAATGCTAACCTTAGAGATTTAGCAAGGGAGTTTATTAAAATAGACCCATCATTGGTTGAAGACATAGATGCATACAACGAAATGGCATCTCTGATAAAAGAGTCACTGAAGGGGTCAAAGATTGTTGGTAAGAAAGTAAACTTTGCTGAGATTGCAAATATCGAAAAAGCTACAGAGTATATCAAAGAAACAATGAATGCTCAGAGAGAAGCGCTTCAAAAAATTGCTTCTGATGAGATCCAAGAATTGATGGGTGTTGACCCTGATGACTTTACTTATGAAGAGCTATTAAGCCTTCTTCAAAAGGATGAGCCAATTACAAAATACAATGAGAGCATAATCCGTAATTTAATATCTAAAATGTTTGACATCAACTCTTCAATAATTAAGAGCATGATTAGAACAGGTGTGGATGCTTTTACCGGAGACCCTGTTGATTTTACAAAGTCTCAGGTCGATATTATCACTCGGTTTATGGACATGAATTTAGATAGACTTAGTGCAAAAGAAGCTTTGCAAACGGTTGATGCATTAGCAAATTTTATTCAAAATAAGTCTACAGCAAAAATGGAATCAGTTCTTGCTGATTACCAAGGGAAAGTAAATGCAGAAGCTATTTTAAAGAAAGGAATATTTGCTGTACCATTAAGAAAAATGTTTTCAAAAGATTTTGGTAGATTATTAGCTGAACAAACAACTAACCTTGGACCTTTATTTACAAGACTATTTAAAGGAGTTCAACGTGGAGGTCTTGTTGAAGAATATATGGGAGTTACAAAACTAACAAATTCAAAAGCGTTAGCAGAGACAGAGGCAAATAATATTGCCAATGACTATGTAAAACAATTTTATAACAAAAAAGCCAATGGCGAAATATTCAATACTGAGTTAAATAATATAGAAAGAGGGATGGCTTCTTTTATGCTTAGAAATGTTATTGGTACTGATACTGAAATGCAAGAAGAATTTGATAGAAGAAAAAGGCTTATTGCTGAATCAATTGATGTTTTAAGAGAAGGCACTGAAATTGAACAGAAAAAAGCCGAGTTGTATAGCAAAGTTTTTGACAAAATTGTTTCAGAGTCTACAAACATTCAGGATATTAAAGATAAAACAGATGTTGTTAATTTAGATGCTGTTAATTTTTGGGTGGAACAGTGGTCTAATAAGTACGATGAGATGGCTGATGTGTCTTTAAATGTTTATAATAGAGTTTTAGGTAAAGACATCAACTACAACCCTGATAAATTTGTTAGACTTACTCGAGAGTCAGGAGATGTTGAATTATCTAACAACGAGTCTGCATTCCATAATAATAATGGTACTATATACAAGAAAGAGTCTTCAGGATTAATGACTGCAGTTAAGCCTAAGACTTTGCCTAAAAACACTAAGAATGGTGAAGTATCTAGGTACATTGATTTGTCATTTGATAAGAACAATGCAAACTCTATGTATGACGCTCTTGTTGATATTAAAACTGCTGCATCGATAAGACAAATAGAATCGTTTTTAAATTCTTCTTCTTTTAATAAAATTATTGGAACTCCTGAAGATGCAAAAATTCTTAAAGAACGCATTCAGCTTTACGTGTCTAATATAAGAAATAAAAATCCTTATTCAAGTACAGATGAATTATCTAAGACAATACGTAGATTAAATAAAATAGCAGCAATTGGAGTAGGTCAAGCATTAGGAGGTGTAACTCAGCCTCTGAAGCAGGTTATACCTGTGGCAATAAACACTCTTATCAATGCCGGAAGTTTAGACTTAGGAGCTGTTTTTAATTCTTCTAAAAATAACTTTATATCAAACTCAGGATATGCAATTGCAAACAGAGGAGTTGAGTCTCAAGCTCTAATCGATTCTATAAACAGAATTATTGAAGAAGCAGCTAATTCAAATGGAGCAAAAGCATTGAGATTAATTGAAGAGGCAAATCAAAAGTGGTTAAAGGTTTTCTTGGTTAAACCTGATGTGTTTATTGCAAGAGCATCTTGGCTATCTTACTATGAACAGTCTTTAAAAAAACAAGGTATAGACACAAAAGGAATAGACTATGATTCTCATGTTGTAAATGAACAAGCCGGTAATTACGCTCAGAGAATGGTTGACAGACAACAAAATATTTCTGATGCAGACCAAGCCGGAAAGTTATTTGCAGACAAGAATGATATTAAACAAGTGTTTATAAAAATGCTTATGCCTTTTGCAAGTTTTAGAATGAACCAAGCAACAAGGTTATCCAACGACCTTTCTACTATTGGGTATTGGAATGTATCAACAACTGAAGACAAGATAATAGCAGCAAGGTCTTTAGCAGGATTTGCAGCAGAGATGGCTACGTTTAAAGTTATTTCCGGTTACATTTCTATACTATTAGGTACATTAACAAAGATGATAATGGGTAGAGAAGAAGAAGAAGAGGAATATGAAAAAAGAAAAAAGAATATAATTAAAGGTCAATTAACAGGAACCGTTACAGATATATTTTCTCCAATTCCATTATTAGATAAGCCTATTCAGGGGCTGACATACTATAGTCTTGATAAAATTCAAGATATGTTGAATACTCCTGAAGACTCTAAGTTTAATATTTATAATGTTAAACAAGAAGAATTTATAAGAAGCCTTGGTCTGTTTGGTATTGCTGCAGACAGGGCAAATCAATTGGCTGAAATAGTGTATCTTTCTCAAACAGGTCAGTTCAAAGATAATTACGGGAACGATAAATATATAAGCCAAAAAGATCAATCTTTTATGGCTAAACTTATTGGTCCGTCAGTATTATCAAATTTTGGTCTTGCACCTTCTGAAGTTAGTAGCGTTATCAGGATGGCAATAAATGATGCTAAAAAGAAATCATCATCAAAAGTGGGAGGAAAATCTGAAGAAGATTTATTGCTAGACAAAAAGGATAAAGAGGCTACGGCAGAAAATAAAATAAAGAAAGAGGAGAAAACACAGAAAAAAATAAAAGCATTAGAACAAATAAAAAAAGAGTTAATAAATTCTGACGAAAGTATAACGAATGAGATACAAAGACAGATAGACGAACTATCGATGTCTCCTGAGCAGAAGAAGGCGTATGATGAGGATGAGAAAAATAGGGAGGCAAAACGATTAAAAGAAGAAGAGTATGATGCTTTGCTTCAGGGGTATGAGAACCAAACCGAAATGAAAAATGCAGACAAGGATTTGTGGGAAAAGACATTCGGACCTGAATCTCCTTATTCAAAAGAGAACTACGCAGAAAGAATGATTAAGCGTATGCTTGAGAAGAAGATGTACCCTAAGAAAAAAGGTTGGGATTAAGTAAATCTAACGTACTTTAAGCTTTTCTGCTTGTCGTAGTAAGCCATCATCTCACTATCATTAAAGGAATCATCTCTTGGGGCACGACCACCCCACTTGATGGTTCCTGCTAGCTTGTGGGTCTTGCCATAGATTATACCGTCCTCGCAGCACCATATTATTACTGAGGGAATCCTCTTGTCAATAAGCTTTACTATTTTCTTTGCAGAGATAGGTAACGGGTAAGCGTTCCTCATTGTCCTTATCCTGCCCTTCACCTCAGCGTAGGCGATAAGGTTGTTGTCCTTGTCGAATATTTTAAAGTCGACATCAAAAGGGTCAAGCTTTTGGTATGATCCTCCGAATGTTTTTACGAAAACCTCAATTGCTTTCTTCTCTCTTATGAGGTCCTGCTCTGTTTCAAAAATCATCATCCTTAATTGATTTAAGGGTGAACCTCAATTCCATGACAAGCGTCCGTATAGTTACCTCTGCATCTTCAAAATCCCGGTCAACAATATTCTCGTATATTGAAGAGAGGGCTACATGATATTCTGTTAGCCTTAACAAAATTCTCATAGCCCTCTCTTGTTCAATCTTTTTATTGTCGTCCATTGTTTATGCTTTATGATTGCAGCTCCTTAAACATATGGTCTATCTTTTTATAGACAAAGTCTTCTGCACCATCAGGAGTGTTCTCTTTTATTTTATCAAATATTTTCAAAAGTCTTTTGTTTGGTTCGGTAGGTTTCAACTCATTTTTGAGCTTTTCATTCTCTAAAATTAATCTTTCTACCTGACTTCTTAGCATCAAGGAGCTAAGTTTCGTGTTGTCTAAAAAACTATCCTTGTCATCCAATTTCAAAGCCTCTTGAAACATGTCCCTACAAACTATGTACTTTCTCATCAAACTATCGTCCTGAGCAAGTATGTCATCAGCCTTCTTGCAGTGATGCATTATTGTTGTGTGGTCATTATTCAAAGACTTTCCTATGCTTGAGAACGTATATCCCCTTCCTCTTAAAAGCATTCCGTATATCATTCTAGCGTCCACGGTCTCTCTTCTCCTGTTTGTTCTTGATATATCTATTCCGAATACGTTGTCTACTATATTTTTTAATAATTCCATTTCAGATTTCAT